AAAGAAACAATCAATTAGATATGCTTATTATCAAGTATTGGTAGGAGATACAAGTGATGGATATAAAGGTTGTCCTGGTATTGGTCATATAAAAGCTACTAAAATATTAGATGAAGCAGAGAAGAACCATAAGGGGTCAGATTCGACCCTTTTAAAAAATATATATTGGGAAGCTGTTGTATCAGCTTATAAAGCTAGTGGACAAACTGAGGATGATGCTGAGTTACAAATGCAGTTAGCTAATATGCACCAATTAACAAATGAAGGAGTAGTTTTATGGACCAAGCCTCTTTTGTAGTACAAGTTTTATGTCGTGAGTGTGGTAAATTAGCCTATGGTGACCCCTTTACATTGGTATGCAACCAGTGTATGCAACAGTCCCTAACTAATAATACCCCAATAACAAATAAAGACCCTAAACAAACCCTCTATAAGGGGACTATAGGGGAAAGGAATTTAAAATGCTAGAAGAACTATTAGACAATTTAATAAAGAGGTATCCTAATAGATTACCATCTAAAGAGATTAACAGTTATTCATTAGGTGTCCTTATAGGTAACCAAGATGTTATTAAGTATATTGCTAGTTATATAGAAGCTAGAAAAAATAATAGTAAATGAAAACTATAGTACAATACGAAAATAAATATCTTCAAGAAACAGCTGAGCTAGTTTGTCAATACTTTGATGAAGTTCATAGTATTGATTCAATAGCTACTATTGAGAGAGCCAAAGAGTATATAAGATTATCTTTGAAAGAAGGTGGGGCTATATACTTACTTAAAGAGGTTGATAGTATTATTGGTTTCTTGTTTATTAGAACAAACGACCAGAATGGTATGACTAAGATGGTAGTAAACACAGACGCTATGTTTGTTGTGCCTTCTTATAGAACAAGCTCTGCTATTATGTATTTATATTATATGGCTGGTTTGGTATGTAAAGATTTATCTTGTGATAGTGTATCTACTACATTCCATACTTCAAGTAATATACATAATAATAAAGTGTTAGGTGGTATCCCAATAGCAACTGTTTATAGATTTCCCTTAGAAGCTCAAGTAGATAAATTAAACCAATATAATAAAAGGATAAATAGATGAAATTTAACAAAATTAGATTTGATGAGAATGGTAGATTACTAGATGATTGTAATCCATTAATATGTAATGGTGGTGGTAAAGGCGGAGCAGCTCCACAACCTATCTTTACACCACCTCCAGCAGCACCAGCTACAGAAGCAGCAGCTATGGTAGATGTTGTAACACCTGAGGACGAACTTAAGAAAAAGAAACAAGCACAAACACAAGGTGCTAAATCATTACAAATCCCTTTAGGTGATGTTTCTCCTATAGCAGCATCAACTATTGGTACAGTATAGTAGGTAGTTATGGCAACTACTAAAGTTAATATACAAGATATAGTTGCTGAAGAAACACTTAAGGCAAGATTTACAAAGTTGGATGCAGACAGGTCATCTGTATTAGATAGAGCTAGGAGTAGTGCTAAACTTACTATTCCTTCTATTATGCCTGAAAGTGGACATTCAGAAACAACTAGTTTAGAAACACCTTATCAATCTGTTGGTAGTAGATTAGTTAATAATTTAGCTAGTAAATTACTACTTACTTTATTACCACCAAATACTAGTTTCTTTAGATTATTACCACCAGCTCTAGAAGTTGGACAACAATTAGAGGCTAAACAAAAGACTGATATTGAACAAGCCTTAATCACAATTGAGCAAGAATTAATGAAGCAAATAGAAAGAGAGGCTCTAAGAGTACCTACATTTGATGCTTTAAAATCATTAATAGTAACAGGTAATGCTTTGATGTATAAAACTGAAGATGCTCTTAAGACTTATAAATTAGCTGATTTTGTTATTCTAAGAGATTTTAGTGGTAAAGTAATGGAAATTATTACAAAAGAAACACTTAAGAAAGATACATTACCAGATGATATTATAGGTCAAATAGAAGCTGATGAAACATTAAACGAAACAGGTGATGTTACTCTTTTTACAAGAGCTGTATTAAGAGAAGGTATTTGGTATGAATATCAAACAGTTGAATCTGTATTTGTAGAAGGTAGTGATACAACATACAAAGGTGATGGTAAATTACCTTTTATCCCTTTAAGATGGACAGCTATTAGTGGTGAAAACTACGGAAGAGGATTAGTTGAACAATATATAGGGGATTTTAGAAGTCTTGAAGGTTTATATCAATTACTAATTGAAGCTTCAGCTGTTATGGCTAGAGTTATATTTGGTAAACGACCAGGTTCTGTATTAGATGTAGAGGATATAAATAATGCAACAAATGGTTCTTGTATTCTAGGTGATTTAGAAAATGATATTACAACTCTAAGAGTAGATAAGAATAGTGATTTACAAGTACCACTACAATTAGTACAAGATTTAACTAAACGATTAGAACAAGCTTTCCTTGTATCATCAAGTGCTACTCGTCAAGGTGAAAGGGTAACAGCTACTGAAATTAGATATCTTGCTAGTGATTTAGAAGAATCATTAGGTGGTTTGTATTCTATATTAAGTTTAGAGTATCAACGACCATTAGCTGGTCTATTACTTGCACAAAGTAAAATAGATGTTAAATCTATAGGTGTTGATATTGTAATTGTAACAGGTATCGAAGCTTTAGGTAGAAATCTTGAACTTGATAAACTTAGACAATTCAATGGATTGTTACAAGAACTTGGTAGTCCTGAGATTGTACTTCAAAGATTAAACATTGATAACTATATAGCTATGATTGGTAATGCTTTATCATTGGATACAGCTACACTAATTAAATCACAAGAACAAATAGCTGGTGAACAACAACAACAACAAACTGATGCCTTAGTTCAACAGGGTGCAATGAATTTAACTAATAATGCAACAGCACCAGAGCAAGGTCAACCACAAGCATAAAGGAGAACATTATGTCAAAAACACAATCACTATACGAATTAAAACAAACAGAACTAAAGAAAAAGAATGCAAATGTTATTACAGATGCAGATTACTACTTAAGAGATAAAGAGCTAGAAGCTAAGAATGGTTATCCAAATACACTTGATATGACCCCTCAAGTTACCCCTCAAGTGGAAGATAAACCAAAGGTTAAGTAATGGAAGAAACTGTATTAACTGCCTCTAATGAGGCTACTCAAACACCTCAACAAGTAATAGAACAAGAAGCTGTTGAGAGATACAGAGAATCACAAAAGTCTTTAGCTGAAATAGGTGATGAGTTACCTGATGGCTATAACGAAGATGGTACTCCTATTGAAGAAACCCCTATACTAGGTAAGTTTAAATCACAAGAAGATTTAGTAAAAGCTTATCAAGAGTTAGAAAAGAAACTAAGTAGTGGAAATAAAGAACCAGTAGAGAAACCAGCTGTTATAGCAGAAGAAACAACACCTATTGCTGGTTTAAATGTAACTAAATACAATGAAGAGTTCCACACAAATGGTAGCTTGTCAGACAGTTCTTACAAAGAACTAGAGAATAAAGGATTTAGTAAAGATGATGTAAATAGATATATTGAAGGACAAAAGGCTCTTGTATCTCAATTTACAAATACTGTGTACGATACAGTTGGCGGACAAGAGAGATATAATCAACTTACAACCTGGGCAGCTGATAACCTCCCACAAGAAACTATTAATGAATATAACCAAGAACTAGCTAAAGGTAACACAGCTAAGGTAACACAGCTTCTTGAGTATATGGCATTTAAGGCAGGTAGTGCAGCTCCTCAACAACCTCGTAGGTTAGAAGGACAATCAACAGGTGATGTTGGTGGTATTAAACCTTTTAGTGATAAAAGTGAATGGCAGAAAGCAACTGGTAACAGATTGTATGGTAAAGATGCTAAGTATACAAATCTTATAGATAGAAGATATCTAGAGTCAAGAAAGAAAGGACTTATTTAAGTCTATGGGTTACTGTTTTATCTCCTTTTCAGTAACCCTACAAGGTAAATAAAAGAGATAGTATTATAAAGTATACTTTTAGTGCTTAGTTAGCTAACCTAACACTATGTCTAGTATGACATAAACTACAAACCCCCCTAATGTTCAAAAAGAATTGATAATTATATAATCTCAAGCCCTATCTTGACCTAATAAGTAAGAAGGATAACTTAGTAGAGGCGTATCATCATATAAATGAGAACAACAAAACTAAATTAAAATAAAACAAGGATTATAAAATGGCTTTAACAGTAAATAATATAGGTAACAACAACGGTACAAGAGGTCTTCCAACTGATATGGAGAACGCATTAGAGATTTATTACGGACAAGTTCTTACAGCTTTTGATAGAAAAGTAATGTTCTTAGACTTAGTAACTACTAAATCAATTGAGTCAGGTTCATCAATTTCTATTCCAGTAATTGGTCAATCAGCAGATACTGATACTCATACACACGTACCAGGTACTCAATTAAGTATGAGTGCAATTCCAGTTAAAGAAAGAATCATCAACATTGATGGTTTAGAATACTATGCTTTAGCTGTAGATAAATTTGAAGAGAAAGT